CAGACCGACCATTCGGTGGATGGGGAATCGCGGAGCACCGCGGCCAGCTCTGACAAATGCATTCCAGCCAAATGCATGCCGGATATTCACTGGCAAGCCGTACTCAGGTTTGAGCTCCTGCGCGGCGACGCCGTAAGGGTAGATGTCTTTGAACGGGAACATGGACAGCGGCGCTTTTGATCCCGACGCTTTCATAAACCCGGTCAGCCCAGAAATTCTTGGCGTCCCTATCTGCCTCAAAACCCAAGTGTAGGGAATCGTGTATCGCCCCTTGCTGCCGGCGGCCGCTTGTGCTGCCTTGGTTCGGCCCTGACGCAATGCTTTGAGAATCGATTGCTGTAACGCCCACTTCGCGGCACCCGGGAACGCACCGAGCTGCTTCCTGACCAGGTTGATGTCGGCCTTGATTTCTACCTGGATCATGTGGTTCCGGTTGTTGAAAGCATCACGTTCCAGATCCCGTCTTTGATTCGGGCCGACATGATGCGGTATTGCGTGCCGTCAATCGTCAGGAAGTCGTTTGCGATTAACCTGGCGCCATCCGGGACGTCTTCCTCGAGCATCTGGAATACCCGAACGTCCTGGTACGCCACGACATTCATTCCGTGCGTGTGCGGCCCCAAATTCTGCGAGGTGTCCCGGATCCAGAGAACGGTCAACGGGTAAGAGTAGGAGCTATTTCCATCCGGCGTTGAGAATGTGAACTCGTGCTCCTGGCCGTCAATTCGGAGGATGTTCCGAAATCCCCGCAGAAATGTTTCTCTGATCTGCACTTTCCCTTAAGTACCCGAAAAGGAAAAGGCTTGGAGCCATGGCGAACTCCAAGCCTTTTAGTTTCCCCCCGCAACGAGAAATTTTTAAGCGAGCCCTGAATTGGTCGAATAAGTAAATGCCGGCCCGTATCTCAGAGCGATATCGGACAGAAGATTGATCACTACCCGGATCTGGAAATTGAGAGACAGGCTGTAAGGATCAGTCAACAGATCCAGTCCGCCCCAGGTCGCGATAATCAGGTCAGAGAATTTCCCGAAAATAACCGGCTTGGAAGAAGAAGAAGTTGCCCCGCTCGCAGGAGAAGGAAGCGATCCACTGAGCTGGTTGGTCGAAAATGCCTTGTATCCGTTCACGCGTCCGTCTGGTCCGCCGCCCGGGGCATCTTCCCAGATAAAGCTAGGATAGAATTGATTGGTCGCTCGAGGATCGGATTTGGCAATCGTCTTCCACAACGTTTTAGTATCTGGAGTGACCACATAGGATGCGGACTCATCCAGAGAAACATCGCTCAACTCAACATTTCCCTCGAATTGGACAACATTGGTCCAAGTCGGGTAACCGGAAGCGAACGTTACCGGCGTCGAAACGTTGTCATACGCAGTTGCTCCCCCTGAGGCCGGCGTGGACAAGATACCGGTAGGAACAGCTCCCGAACCATTGCCGGTCAATGCAGCCAAGTCCTGGGCCAGAGCAATGATCCTAAGCAAATCATCCCGGACCACTGTCTGAACATCGACAACTGATTGCTGCAGCAACTGTTTGGAAAATGCAGTAGCGCCGGTCAATCGGTTCGGACTTAATCCGACCTGGTCAAAGGATTGGGTGGTATCGGTTGTGGCCACATTCTCACCAACCCATGAAGCAGTGGCCGCGCTCACCTGCCTGGGCAACGCAATGTTGTCAGTGAGACCGCCAAGCATCATGGCGCCCGCTCTCCCGCAAACCATCTTGTGACGGAGATATGGAATCAAGCTTGGCTCGACCTCGGTCATGATTAGGTCGCCACCGGCTGACGGTGTACCGGCCGACAGATCCCTGCGCTGAGGCATGAATGCAAATTCAGGAACGAAAAATCCGGTAGCCTCTCTGCCGGTCTTTTTTCCTATCTCCTGATGCATCTCTTTCTCGAACCCGGAAAGATGTTGAGCCCCTTCAAGGATAGCCTTGCAGATATTGTACTGAGCTCGTTCTTTTGGTTTTGTTCCCCAAAGAGAATCGATCTGGCGAATCGCCGGACCTTTTTGGCACTTGTTATCCAATACCCACGCTCGGAAGTCAGCAACGGAGCCACCGTTGTCCAGAAATTTCATCGATTCCTCGGAGCACCCAAATCGTTCGCCGAGTTTTATAATCTCGCGTGCCCGGGTCTTCTCGCCGTCTACGATTTGTTTTCGCTGCTCTTCCGAAACCTCGATTCCACTCGGTTCGGTTTTGGGTTTGTCAGTCGTAGCTTCGGCCATCTTGGTGTTAATTACGCCAGCACGCTGTTCAATTGACCTAATAACAACCGCAGTGTGTTTTTCCTTTTCTTTCCTGCCTACGCCGACTTTGAAGTCCGCCGGAATCCCGACTGAGCTAATCTCATACGGAGTCCATTTCGTAACCAGATATTCGTCGGTGTCACCCTTGGTTCCGACCAGCTTCATTTCATCGATGCGATAGCCCACGCTTATCTCGGTTCGGATCTCGTCATCCATGTCCTTGATAAGCTGATCTCCGGAAGGAGATCGTGAAATCTTGGCGGCCGCATATCCCTTGCCGCCCTCGATCGAGTACTCGAAAATCTTCCCTACAACATCATCCCATTCATACCCATGACCCAGAATGAAAGGAACGGCTTTTGCATCTAGGCGCTCAGTATTTACCGCCCCCTTCTCATGCGACAAGGTTTCCCATCCAAAATATCGCTCATAAGGTTCATCACTCGAGAACGAAAACCTACGTATTCGCGTTTCGTCATCCCCTGGTTTTTTTGCAAGAATGGAAGCCTTCCGATTCTGGAGAGGCAGATCGATCGTATCAGGCATCAAAGCCTAATTACTTCTTCGGCTTCTGATCTGATCCGGAACCTTCGGCGGCCTGCGCGCCAGGCGTAGCGTCCGGATTCTCCTGGGTCGATTCCACTGGGTTGCGGCCGGTCGGATCAGTGAAGGTCAGCCCCTTTTCTTTCTCGACTTCCTTCTCGTGCTCGAGCTGATCCATCGTTTCGTCGTAATCAAGGCCGCGCTTGGCCAGCGCGTTGGTTCTTGTGTTCAGCCCAAAAGAAATAGCGAACATATCGGCCTGCACATCTTTTAAGGGATCGATATATTCGAAACCTCTTGGCCGCCAATAAGCTCCGGAAATCACCTGAACCAATTGATCGATATCAACGGGAATAATGTCAGCGAGCATGGCGCATTCGGCCCAAGCGGCGAATACGCGCTGTTTCACGGTATCAATCATGAACGCCTGGAGCCGCTGAGCCCAATCGATTTCAGGCTCTTTCCCAAACCTGATACTCGAATAATTGGCGTGCTCAAGATCCTGGGAAAGCGTGTTGTAATTCATTCCGACACCGGAAGCAATTGAGCGAAGCGCGTTCTTCCTGAACTTGTCGTAATCCTCGCTTGAATCACCGTAACTGACCGGTCTAAAAGTGACTCCGGCAGGCAATTCAATCAGTGATCCAGCCGAAATCTCTTCGACGATCTCACCCGTCTTGGTTTCATCCTGGCCTTCGTAGTGCTCAGCATCCTGGGTACGTTCGTAAAACCCCATCTTGGAAGCCGCTGCCCGCTTGGCCACAGTGACTGCTTCCTCAAATTTTCCTAGCATCCGCGTGTTGAGCAAAACGCTGGCAAACCATGACACCCCGCGAACGCTCGTGATTCGTTCCGGCATCCAAACATGGATGATGTCGCTTGCGTCAACCCGGACACGTTTACCAACCGTGTTGTTGGCCATTAGATCGGCCTCAGAATAGTCGAGCAGATGATAGGCGACGACCTTTCCCTCTGAATCAGTCTCTACCCCGGTCGTGACCCGGTTCCCGGTCTGTCCGTAAACGGTATTGTACCAGAGATCAAGCGCGTCTATCTCGAGGAGCTGGACCGCGAACCGGTGTTTATTGCCCTTGTAGCCTCTCTTGAGGCGCACCAGGCAGCCGCCATCCCGCGCCATCGCGCGCAAAATCAGTTCGTCAACCTCAGCAGAATTCCATTGCCCGGTAACCTCGTAGTTTCCTTTTTTGCAAAAATCTTCGTAAGCCGCCGAAACCAGAGAATTGAGCTTTTTATTGAATCCTTCACCACGCTGGTTCTTGATCTTTGACTCGAAGCCAATCCCCTTTGGTCCAAACACATTCGAGCAGATCTCGCGCAGGAACGCTCTGCAGTGTGGATTATTCCTCTCAAGGTCCCTGGCGTAATAGCACAGGCGGCGCCATCCGTTCAGAACCTCGTAGCTACCCGAGGTTGACCAGGCCATCCAGTCCATGTTGAGTTCGCTCGGGATCGCACCATCGTAGGACCGGTTGACGATATTGATGATCGGCCGCTTTTCCTCGCGCATCGCGGGCTTAGGTGGCTCGATCAGGACAGGGATCTCCTGCCCGAATCCGAAGAACGACTTTAGCCCATCCCAGAACTTCATCGGTTCACGAACCTTGTCAGGATGCGGCGAGAACGTTTGTTACCCCTGAGCCTTTCCTGTTCGTCGTTGACCCTGGCTTCCAGAGAGTTTCGGACGTTATAGAACTGCTGAATGTTGTGCATCGTGTACGTCTGACCGCCGTACTGCACCATGGAGGTTTCGTTGCTCAAAAGGCGGAGGAGCTGCTTATCGGCCTCCACCAACATCTTTTGGAGCACCGTTAGGGCATCGACGTTTGCCAAAAGCGTGATGTCGCCCTTAACGAGCGTGGATCCCTGTTCAACAGTAAACCGGTTGCTGTTCTGATCTGTTACCTGAACGACGTATCCGTATGGCTGAGGCGCAAGCGTCTTGGTCTGGCTTCCCGGGATCTCCCAATTGAACGACTGCTCGCTGGTTGTCGCATTCGCTGTGAGCTTGAGTTTCCCGCCGGCGAAAGTGATCGACGCTATATAATCGCCGTCACCGTACTTCCCGACATCCCTGGAGAAACGCCATGTGTCGCCAGAAATGAGTGGATCGGGGAATATTATGACGGTCGATTTAAGACCAAAATTGAACATTTAGCGCCCTTCAAAACCTAATTACTCAGTCCTGAGCGCTTTTAGATGGTGCTTATGCCGGTTTGGGTAATTCGGCACGTCGGCTGTCAATCCAGGCGTAAATCATGTCTTGGATCTTCTGGCGTTGTGCGGGAGAGAAATTCTTGAGGTATCCGATGAAGATCCGCGGCCAGGACCGGTCAAACTCCATCTTGATTTCGTCCAGGCTGGCGTCGTCACCGTCTGCGAGTGGTTCCCGAGGTTTCCTAGTGACCGCAGGATCTATCCTTTGAACCATTTCCTCAACCATCTCCGCTGTCACCGGAACACCGTTCTCGCGGCACACCCGCAACACTTCTGACCACACCTCACGACGCTTGTCGCTCCCCAATCGCGCTAATGGCCTAACCTGCCTTTCGTTTGTTGGGATATCCACCATGGTGGACAAATCCTCTACCACCTTCGCAGAATCTATGAGCTGATAAGCTCGACTCTTCTGCATGTCCCATTTCGCTGCACAGTACGATTCAAACGTCTCTGCTTCATCCCGGTAAAGTTGCGAATTGCGAATCTCAGCAAGAGCATTCCCAACGTCTACGAACGTGCCGAGGCCCTGCTCAATGACGCATTCGAGCTGCTTAAATCGTGTATATTCAGGGTTACTCAGCGCGTTCATAGGATTGGTCTCTTTCCAGCAGTTGCTTCATCTCGATCAAGCCTTCAATCGAGTTGCCGTTCTCAAGATGGACGTAGCGCGAATTTGTTCGGTTCCGTTTCCGTAGCATGGTCCGGCATTCGTTCTCGGAGATCCGAGTCAGGAATGAGAAGATGCGGCCCCGCTCCGGATCATATTTCGTGAGTTTTCGCCACGCCTTTATGCGCAGCGTGTTGATGTTCTCTTCGGCGTCCTGGCCGGCCGCCAGGCCGAAGCGTTGCGCGACCCCAAGGAAGATCGATTCGGACTTGATCAGAATCAGCCCGGCCATATCAGAGTGACCGGTCCTTTTCCATTCGAAATACAAGGCCAAAACCATTTTTTCGTCGAACGACATCCTAATATTTGCTCAGCCATCCTCTCCTTGGCCTGACCACGCTTCTGTTCTTCTGCGGTTCCGGCTTGGTTGGAAAGTTGGGCTCCGGAACTCCCGGAGTCGGCAACGGCAACGGTTCCTTGGGTCGCCAATCGTTGAGCGGTGCCGCAGCCAGACTCGCCTGAACGGCTGCATAGTCCGGATTCAGAATCTCCTTAGCAGCCATGCCAAGAATCCGGATATCGAGTGATTCGTTCCTGGCGCCGGTTTTCGTAACCTCGAAATAAGGCGAGAATCTTCCCCGGATATAGTTGCTCTTCATCGATTCCGAGCACAATTGCTCGAAATAGGTCGGATCGAATCCGCACCGGGCGTTGCTCGGGAAATGTTGATACCCGGGCCCGTACTCAGTCAATTTAAGCCGGCTATAGAGCGATTCCTTCGGGCTATCGACCTTGAGAATAAACAAACGCTGGTTCCGGCCCGTCGACCTGCTGACCCAATTCGGTATGTATCCGCGTTCTCCCTTGCTGGCGTAGACCTGGCGCGGAGCGCACCGGAAGGAATAATCGTAAATCGCATGCGGCTTATTCCCGGAATCGATCAACGTGCACGCCGGCCAAAGCTTGTGCCCTGAAGGATGCAGCCATTTCTTCTGGATCCATTGATCGAATTCGTTCCAAAGCGCCGGCGTTTCCGGATTTCCCCGGAACGCTTTGTATTCGATTCCCCAGGTCTCATCATCGAGGCCCCAAGCCAGTACTTCGGCCTCAATTCGGTCGAGTTGGACATCAGCGCCTACCGTCAGGAACAGGGACCGTTCGGGCAAAATCAGTTCGCCGTCGACCTCGAGATATTCTTCGCGCCGGTCGTATATCGCGCGGTATTCAGGCGGCTTGGTGGATTCGATCTCGTAGCTCTCACCGCAGACAAGGTTCTGGAAAGTCCGTATACCGTTCGTGCCCAGGCGCAGGGCTTGCATCCAACGCCAGGCGAAGTAATGGCACCAGGATTTAAACCCGCGCTTGCACGGCCCCAATACCATGAACGCATTGGCCACATACCCGCGGTGCTGAGTAATCTCGGCGTAATGCGGCACCCATCGCCCGTTGCACACCATGGAAACTCTCTCATCCTCCGAGATCCATTCCCCGCACGAAGGACATTCAATGTGGGCGTCCTCTATCCGGTGTGTTTTCTTTCCGTCTTTGTCTTTCAACTTCGGCCACTGGATATTGATCCAGTTGATCACGAACTCGTGGCTGCAATGAATGCAGTTAACATGCCAATGTCTTTTATCCGTTCCCTCGATCTCTTTATCAATTCGTGAAAAATGGCGAACGGTCGGCGTTCCGCTTTTAATGCTGAATGATTTCGGGAACTTGGCCGACCGTTGCTCCGTCAAAAGAATTACGTCGCCGTCTTCGCCGGCTGATTCTGGGTATGCGTCGAGCTCTTCAAACACTGTTACCTCGGCCGTGTGAGCTCTCAGATTCGCGGGAGAATTCGCTCCGCCGGCTATCAACCATCCATTGGAAAATTTCTTATGGTGAACCGTATTCTGGCCGTACCCGGTTCTCTTTCCCTTTCTGCTCTCCGAGCTGTCGACCTTGTTCGATAAGCATGGCGTCGACTCGATCAATGGCCCCAACCGGTTTTTGCTCCATGCTGCGGCGTTCTCAAACGTTGGGTGTACGCAAACAATGCTAGTCGGCCGCTGGTCGATGAGCCATCCAATGATTCCTTCAACGATGCTCGATTTCCCCAGGAACTGAGATGCCCATTCAAGCGTGACACTCGACACATTTGGGTCAGCCGCGCAATTTAACGGCTCGACCTGAAACGGATAGTTTCGCCACCGGCCTTGTACCGGGCTGCCTGGCGGAGCAATCCTATATTCCTCCTGCCATTCCGCCGGCGAGATAAGCCTGTGCGGTTCAAACAGAGACAGCATTTCTCTGATGAACGATGCAGTCTCTTTATTCGCCGGAATTGCCGTTCGTTCCTTTTTCTTCGGACGAACCGGCTTTTTTCCTTTGTTTGCGGACGATTTCACGAATCCTCATTGGCACCGTTGATATGTTCCTCTGCATGTCCATCTTCTCCCGTTCGGTAAGATTGGACCCGATAATGATCTGATTGATAGCAACGAACACTTGCTGGAGCGCTTGTTCCAGATCCGATCTCTCAATCAACTCTCCCCGCAATTGCGCCGTACGCAGTTCCCAGTGGTCGGCACGCGCGCGAGTCTCGCGAACTTGCTCTAACACTATTTGAGGGGCTTTGGGTGGCCGTGGCATGTTGTTCTGTTCAGAACTTACTAAAAATAGGCGTACGTTCTAAAAAACCGACACTCAAAAAAAGAATGCGAGTCGTAACGATTCGCACCACCCCCCCCCTCTGGAAGGACCCGCTAGAATGCCATTTGCCGAGCTCAGGAGAGCCCAGGAGAAGCCTTTGAGCGATCCAAGTCCCCAGCGCCACTAGCAAAATCAAACGCGCTCTAACAGGCGTATAAGAAGATGTTGCGAAATGCAATCTCAAACTCGTTCTGTATAGCAACAACTTGTTCCACATGGAACAGGCATTCTTCACTTGTGAACGCATTGCGTTAAATGAGCTCATTGATAGCTCCAAAGACCTCCTCGTACGTGACGCCTTCGAAGACTTCGCACGACGTCTGCTCTTGTCCTTTCGGGCACTTATTGACTGGCAATGCGGGCAGATAATTGAAGCAGGGGGAATACTGACACCGATCGGTGTGATGCAGATGAATCTGCCGGGGGTAATATTTGGTCCGAGCCGCCGGCGAGAACGGTCCCCAGATCCCGAGTGCAGGGGTTTCGAATGCAGCAGCAAAATGAATTGCGGATGAATCGGGGCCGATAACGAGCGAGGCCGACTCGATCAAAGAAGCATAAAGCCGAACCGAATTGATTTGGCCGGAGATATCGATGCAGCTTGGAAACTGGCGAACAACAGAAGCGACTTCCTCACTGAAAAGCAGATCGTCCGAGCAAAGAATTGGAATTTTAAGCTTTTCGGCGAGCTCGCTCGCAGCACTGAGAATTTTCTCGAGGATATGAGCTGGGATTGTGCGGCCGACATTCGTCGCGCGAGACTGAACAAAGAAATAACCGTTCTGAGGAAAGTTCTGAAACGACTCGTTGTTATTAAACTGCTTCAGGAACTGCTCGCGCGTATCAACATCACTTTTCTGCATCATGAAAAACGGCCGCTTCCATTTGGGAGCGACGTTCTGCGGATTGATTCCGCACATGGCAAAAATGCGATCGTAAACGTTTGGCTGTTCCTGTTCGGTATCCCATTCGCTGACTGATTCCATGAAGAACAACCCTTGGAAAAACCGGGTGCCTTTCTTGAAAAGCGTAGTGTCGAGATTAAGAGGTAACGAAGATGGATATCCGCCGGCGTACGGATTGAACGCCCAAACCGGTTCGTGTAGTTTGTTGGACGCCTGATAAGTGCGAGCGCCCAAGACTTCAGTGAAATAACGAGAAAGGCTCGAGTTAATAAGTTGATCACCAAGCCCGCGGTTTCGGTAAAAAAGAACACGAGATTTTTTCCAATGCATGGGTTTTGGGATCTCCGCAATCATCGGAGTCAAATCGATGCACTCTTCAATAAACTGCGAAGCGTTCGGATTCTTCTGCAGATTGAGAGCGAGCTCCTCGTCGAAGACCAGGCGCTCGCCGGGATTGCAGGGCAGAAAATAAACGTTCGACCCGTTTTCGTTCCGCACATTCACTTTGTGAGAAAACGTGATGGCTTTCATCGCTGGTGAACTTCCGATTTTAGCTCTTTTTCCCGATCCTCGATTTTGAGGTCTTCCGGTTTTGCTTTGACCTTTTTCAAAACGACTTCCGGCTTAGGATCGGAATGCTCAGGAACGTCTTTCTCAAAACACATAATTCCAATCCTGCTTTGAATCGTATCGGAACGATCGCGGCCGCGGCCACCTGGCGTAACAATGCAGATAGAGTTTTCCGCGCGGTTTTAGAGCGTTCACCAACCAAAAAAACGCGCTGTCGATAACGTGGATTTCGTCGGCTTCCTCGATGATTTTGGCATAGTGCAAAATCGAAGAAGGATTCTGAATCGGCCGCGGATTGGAATGTTCTGGCGATATTGATTTGTAGATCCGGAATCCGCGCACTGGATCATCGTGGACGAACACCTTCGGAATTCCCGGCGCCCATTCAAACTGTTCAAGCGACTTAGCCGCTTCCCGAATCGGACTTTTGTCCCACCGCGCCGAATAATCTAGGCCTGCGTGCTCATAGAACGACTTCGTAAAATCCCAGACGATACCTTGTCCGGCGTAAACACCTAAACGGATCTGGTTCTCCAACGAGAAACCGTTACTAACTATCGCCTCGTCATAGACACGATCCGGAGGAGATCCCCAATCCCATCCGATTCGGTGCGGCAACGTGTAGACAGAAATGTCCGGATAATTGACGAAGAACGAGCGAACACTTGCTTCGTACTGCTCGTAGCAGGGAACCGAAATTCGCCCGCGGCGTTCAGCGATTGCGACCATTAGCCCGGATTGCACGATTGAATCGCCGAGTCCCAAATGCGTGACGACCGGATGAACGATCATAACTTCTGTAGGACGGCCGCACCGACCGTGTACGTGTGATGCGGTTCAGTGGTTTTATGCCACTCGAGGAATGGCGGGATATCCTCGAAGTTCCATTCCGGCGGATTGAGGTTTCCAAATGCCGACAGGAACCAAATCAAATCCTCGAAAGATTTCGTCTTTAACGGCTGCCCGTTCTCGGCAGGATAAACGCCGCCCTCAACCGCGACGTCGAACGAAATAGCCAGGATCCCACCAGGCCTCAAAACACGTATAATTTCAGAAATGGCTTTCTGCTTGTTCGGCTGATGTTCAATCACCGACAAACTGGTGACGAAATCAAAGGACTCCTTTTCGAAAGGGAGAAGCTCGTCTGAAACGATGCGCCATTTCGCGCGGGCACCCGTTTTCTGCCAAATCGGAAAAAGGTCGGGATCAATCTCAACCATTGTCACCGGGCACCGTTTCGACAGAAACCACGGCCACGGTGAAAGGCCGCTGCCGATATCGAGCAGATTACCTTGCGGATAATGGCAAATCTGCTTCCAGATCCAGGGATACTCCCAATGTTTGCTGGCCGGAATACTGGCAGGAAGGCCGATTGAATCGGCGAAGATTGAAAGTTCGGTGGTGAACTCCCGGAATGGTTCGGATTCCAGTTCCTCAATGCTCGCCAGCGAAGCGTAGGACGGCATAGAAGTACTGATCCTCTACCTTGGGAGAGATCCCAGATGAACGCCAGCGAGGGGCAATATCACTGAAACAAGTCCCAGAATGATAATCACCACGCAGACAACGAGCACGATTTTAGTGATTGGCGCCGGCGCGAACTGGGAGATTATCCAGTACAAAAGGCAGACAACGATCACCAGAACGAGCCAGTAAATAAGGGCTGTAATCATGGTTTGGTTTGCTGGTTTGGCGGAATTGACGGGCCTCGCGATTGATGGATGATGCCGATCACAACGCCGTAAAACGTCATTGCGCCACAGATGACGTCGACGAATTGATTGATAACATCGTCCCAGGCGCCGAGCCCGACCACGACGCCGGTTAAGGCAAAAATGGATTTGCTGATCAGCGCCAGCACCGCAACCAGATACGCTTTGATCGCGTTGGGGTTTTGCTGCACAAATGCCAGTGCGATTGTCAGTGCTGAACCCATTTTTTCTAAACGCTCGCGCCAATTTGGGTAAGCAACGCGAGAATCTGCGACACGCTTACGCCGCCAACTGCGTATGTGCCCACGCCGGGCAACACATCGATAACGGACTGGCCGACTGCGACGAATTGAGCCAGCAACGTTTTTGCTTCGGCTAAAACCGATGCGTTATCGGACAATGTCTTGGTTTTCCAGGATTCGGCGCGTGTAACCAGAGCTTGGAGCTGCGCGACGACAGCGCCCGAATCGGGAATCGTCAACCCGCCGATAAACATTGCGTAAACGGATAATCCTTTGGCCCAATTGGCGATATTGGTTGCTATCCCGTTCACCGCGACCTCCTCAGTGTAAATTTGCTCCAGGGCGGTATCGACCTGTTTGCACAGAGCCGCATTTTTTGTGGCGCCGACCGCTGTAGCAATCGATTGGAGGACATTTTGCAGCACGGTTTCGAGCGTTACAGCCTCCTTGGGCGTGTTTTCGAGGAACGAAATGACCTGGTTAAATGTGACGTCGCTTGACATGATTTTTATCCGATTTTGGCAGTGGTTTGACTGACTTTATCCGCGAAAAGAGCGAGTGAATTACAGCGGTTGAGCCAGCCTTTCAAGAACTTGGCCAACGACTTGTTTTCGATCGCCAGATCCCGGTAATACGTCGTTGCGCCTGAGATAATGCTCGTTGCGAGCGCATCAGGTTTGATGAGAGCGGCTGCGGCAACCGTTTTCGGTCCGATCTGGCCATCGGTATCGAGATTGACTGACGGTTGCCGGTTTGCCGCTTGCTGTAGCCATTTAACGGCTCTTATCCTCCCGCAATTGACCGCAAAATTGCCTACGACTTCGCCGACTGGAGCCGGTAATTCCTCGCCATAAATCGCGGCCCAATCCGCCCGATACGCGTCGACGACATCCTGCGGCGTAGGTGAATCGTAGGGAAAATTCGGGTGACTGGCTTTGTCAATCCCACAGAAAGTGAGACCTCCAGGATCATCTGGGTCATGCTCGGCAACGATTTCGCCGGCTGAGTTGGTGACGACCTCCCATTGCAGGATGAACGCGAGCCAGGTTGCGAACCGTTCACTGACTTTTTGGGCGGCATCAATGACATCGGAGTTTTTCACGCGCGGAAAACGAATCGATCTGTAAGTGATTTTCTCGTTTGGGTCAATACATGTTCGTTGGGCGTTGTATAGCCGCACTGCGTTGCCTTAGAATTGCATTTAAAGCGTTTGCTGTGACTGATGGTATTTTCGGGCCAAAACTTTTCAGTCAAAATTATTTGGCCGAAAAATCGCTAATAGATTAAATGATTTTTCGGCCCCACGCTTTATACCCCTGTAAGGGGTAAAGCGGTGGCCCAAAAATAAATCTTAATATGTCACCGATATTTAAACCACTGGCCCAATAATCTGGCCGAAAAATCAATCTGGCTTGTTGCGACTGATCAATTTGCATGGTCGTCCTTTCCCTTCTGGTGCGGCAAGAAACTCAAAAAGTTTTTCGTCCTCGATCGCATCGGCCAACAAAACCTCAAACCGGCGGCGAGCCATCCCTTGTTCCATGCAGGTCGATTCGAGCAGTGATTTTTGCATCGGTTTTGTGAAATGCAGACTTGTGACGATGTCGTCGACGCTGAATTTCTTTTGTTTTTCCGTTCTGACGTCGGCTGGATTTTTTGCTCTCAATCGTTTGATATCAGTCGGATCGAGATCATCCGAGCGGACAAGCAGCGGATGAACCCATTGCACGACAAACGGATCAATTGGCGCAAAATCGCGCATCGTAAATTCGACCGTAAATGCGTGCTCAGTCGAGTGCCTGGTCAGCGTAACAAGTGAATCCGGATCGCGGTTGATCGAGCCGCCACCCGATATCCGGTCGATTGATTCAGTGCTGGCCTGGTTTCCCTTTGTGAAATGCGCGGCAAAAACGATTGTGGCGCCGGTGAGCCGGTTAATCTCGTCAAATGCCTGCATGATCGGGTTAATCGTTGCCGAGACCCGCTCATCGCCACCGCCGAGCAACTTGTAAAACGGATCGATGAAAACGACGAGAATACCGTGCTTCCGAATCAGTTTGAGCAACGCG